GATAAGCAGCGTCTGATAATAACCTAAAATGGGCTACTTCGTAATTTTCAAGTTTCATCTGATCACTTCTTCTAGCGCTATATGTGTTAGATTGTGATAAACCATTAGGGTCAAGTATAAATTGAACATAACTTGGGTTTTCGGGATCCATACCTTCTTCTCTTACTACTTGATAAACAGAAAGAGGTAAAACATTATAAACACCAAACTTTTCTGAGATTTGTAAGTGTAAATAAAAATCGCCATATTTACACATCTGACGAACCCAAGAAGGTAAATTAAATTCTACATTTAACACATCATAAAATAAATTATGGAGTACACGTTTAACGTTTTCATTAGATGATTTAATAGTTAATACATCTCCATACTCATTTTTAAGAGTTGCTTCTTCTGAAATAATATCAAGTGCTGGAGCAATTAATGAATCATAATCCATTGCCTCATAATCGCTATAAAGCTGGAGGCGCATAGATGAATAATTAAGAGTAGGGTTATATTGTAGAGAAGAACCTACTGGTCTATGTAATCGAGTAAATCTATCATAAAGTGAATTAGATTCTAAGTTGCCGTATTTTTGAATACGATCAACATCCATTACTTTTAATTGTTTCCCACCAACGTTTCTTATGATAACATCATTAGAAAATAATCTTCGTAATCGTGTAAATAAGCTAGTATCTGCCATATTAATGGTTTATTATGTGTGTATAAATATTTAATCTAAAAGCCAAGACAAATCTTCATCTCTTCCTCCAATTTTCATTTTATATGCTTGTTTGGGGTCATTGATTTGGGTAGAACTAAAAAATGGATTATATGAAGCCTTAGTAGTATTTGCAAGCATAGCTCTAGTTAAGTCAACCCCGTGCTGAGCAAATTTTAGCGCAGTATCTCGCACGTAACACGCAGTAGCTATAGACATAATTAGGTCATCATTATACCCCGTTTGGGCTTCTGGTCGGCCATTTTTCCAAACAAAGGTTCTTAATTCATCTAATGTACGTCTTGATTGAATCTGTATACTTTGTTCTTTTACATATGCATCTAATTTAGCAATAGTTAATGGTCTTGTTCTAAGTGACATAGTAAAGCCTGGTACCATTTTAGATTTATCTATTAAATCATACCCTTTAGCAATGTATGCTTCAGCATCACGGGTAAATTTTTCATCTTTAGGACTATAATATAGGTTTTCATAACCCATATCAATTACTTCTTGTATAGCAGCCCACCCAATATTTGCATTTTCAATTACAAGTAATGCTTTATTATACTCAGTTGCTATATTATATAATATTCTACCAAAATCTTTAGTTGGTAAATGGTCTTTAAATTCAGCTACTTGCGTGCAATTTTCAATGTCTATAATATGAAATGCTGAATAGTCTTTAGAATCACCTCTAGCTACGTCAGCTACAACCATATATTGTCTTGTATAATCTGGGTATTCCCAAACCCATAAGCTGCTATTCATACCACGCTTTTCTAAGGGATCTTTTAACATTGTAGCTTCTATATGATTTATTATTTCAGGGGGAAATACTGTATCACCAGAGGTTGTAAAATCGCAATCACATTCTTGTGCCGCCATTCTATCTCCTAATTCATCATCTTGTTTATCTCTCCATTCCTGATTTCGTTCTGGGTGTACAGTCCAAGGTAATCTAATAGGTGTAAAACCACTAGTACCGTCTTGTGCTTTAGTCCATTGCCTATGAAACCAGTTACCAGTACCATTTGGTGTAGATAATATAATTGCTCTACCACCAGTAGCAAGTGTTTGTTGTGCTGAACCCCAAATCTCTTCAATTCTATTTTCCTCAATAAATGCAGCCTCATCAATTACCAGAAGTGAAATGGCTTCTGATCTACCAGCATCACCTGCTGCAGATACTGCTTTAATTTGAGACCCGTTTTTAAGTCGCAGTGATAGTCGGTTGTTTTCCATTGTAGGTAATTTTAACCAACTAGGTAACTGATCGTACATAAATCGTACTTTAGTTACTAGGTTTTTTGCTGTTTCCTGTTTTGTTGCTATTACAAGGATGTTTTTATCCTTTTGGAATAACATCATGTGTAAAGCTATACCTGCTGAAAGTGTTGAAATACCAAGCTGTCTTGATTTTAGGATTACTGACTTATCGTGTTTATTTAATAGACCTAATACTTTTTCTTGAAATGGGTATAGGTTAAACTGTGTTCTACCTCTTGTTGGGTGTTGAATCCAACAATATTTTTTCATAAAATAAACAGGATCGCTTGCTGATTTAACAAATTCCTGCTTTATAATTGCTTTAATGTCTGCCATCGTATATACGTAGCTAAAAAGAAAGGGGACCGAAGTCCCCTTAATTTTAATATATAATTGACTTAACCTTTAAGGTTAGCTAATTTTTGCATACGTTTAACTGATTCATTAAGTTCAAAGTTATCTTCTTCTAATTCAACTTCATCAATAGCAGCATCAATAGCATCTTCAGCTACAGGTGCTTCTTCGTCCATCACTTTGCCTTTTTCGTCTTCATCATAGTTTTTAGGTAAAGCCATTTTTTTCATTTTACCGTATTCTTTCTGAAGTTTGGCTTTAGCTCTTTCAAGTTCTTTAAGTTGCTTGCGAACTTCTTTAACAGCATTCTTATCCATCATGTCTCTAAACTCATTATCTTCATCAATACGAGTTAAACGACCTTCAGTTTCTTCGATCATTTCATCGATTGCTGCAAGTTTAGTTTCAAGGGCTGCTCTGCGTCCTTGGTTTTCGATTTCTTTCATCTTTTTAGCTAATGGATTTTTAGCTTCTTTGATTACTTTTTTAATGTATTTTTCTAATTCACTCATGGTGTTGTTGTTTTCTCTTAATCCTTTAATATTAAATCCTTCTGTTCCTGTAGCATATTTTGTACCTGGGTATATAGTAGTAACTATTTTCTGTATAAGCCTTGCGTCTCTTCTTTCTATAGGAACCATTTCAATGCCTGTATCAGTTTGTTTAGTTATACTTTTAGTAGTAATTCTATCAGGTTGAATATCATATCTAATTAAATAAGGCATGCTTCCTCCTGTAACAAGATTTTTCCCAGATGTAACATCAACTTGAATTTTAACACCCCCTACTCCAGCTTTTCCACCTCGAGTAGGTTTCATTGTACCATCCCTACCCATTACCATTGACAATCCGTCAAATTGCAATAATTCTATGTCTGTTATTTTACCAAATGAAAATTCTTGCCCTATAAAGTTTCTAAAAAAGGTATTAGACAAGTTTTCAGCACGTTTAACTTCGCCCCTTTCTAAGGCTTTATTAAAAGCGCTTGCAAAAGTTTTCATTGAGATTTCTGCTAATGGATCGCTTAGATCAATATTACCTCCTAAGCCTAAGGCATCTAAGTCAGCCATTGGATCATCTGACATATCAAATTCTGCGTCTCTTCTCTTTCTACCCCTAGTTTCAGGAGCATTTGGATCGCGAGTTGGTTCCATTGCTTTTTTAAGTTGAGAAGTTAATGTGATTAAACCTTTCATTTCAAGCGCTTTTAAGAACTTATTTGCTTGAGCTGGGCTATTATATGAAGTAGCAGCAATTACATCCTTAGAAGTAAAGCCCTCAGGCTTAAGCATTGCTGTAGCTAGGGTTTTCATTTCTTCAGGTGTAAAACGCTTTTTAGGGCGCTTTTGTCCTGGTGATTTATATGTTTTTAAAACATCGTTTACACGTTGCATAAATTGAAGAACATCTTTCATGCTAGCTTCTTGGCTAAGCTTAAAAACATTAGATGTACGAGCCATTTCTTCTAAACCTTCTTCTTCTACAAAGTTAGGTTTACCAAATATAGCATCTTGTTCATCATTAAAATCTCTTGCCATTTCCATTTCATCCTCGAGAGAAAAATCATCTTCTTCGGGACGTGAATCTGCGGCTAATTGCTCAGGGGAAGCCATTTCATTCATAACAGCTTCGATTTCTTCAAGTATAATTTGCTTGATTTCGTTTTTATTCATTTTGCAAAATATTGTTGTTAACAATAATAAATATATAAAACTTAATCAGGCAGCGTATAATCTAAAGCTTGTATTAAAAATATAGTACTTAACACACCAGCAGCTACATTTACTCCAGGTTTGTTATACCATTTATCCTGTGAATCTATATAATTTAAATGTAGTTTAATTTGTTCATTAAGTAAAATTATTTCTTGGTTTTTGTAATCTATAACTAAACTATCTTGTTCAATTAAAAGTTCATATAGTTTAATAGTACGTTCAAGTTCGGTAATTAATACAGCTTTAGCCGAATCTTGTATTTCAAGGGTATCAAGGGCAAGAAAAAATTGCTCTAACTCATCCGCAGGGATTTTTAAAGTATCTTGTTGGGCGTAAAAAATACTAGATAAACCTAAAAATAAAATTAATAATAAGTTTTTCATTTTTTTCTTCTATACTTTTTTTTAAAATCACCTGTTACTTTTTTAGCATTGCTAGTGTTTTTAACCTGTGTTTTAGCTTTAACAACTTTTTTCTTTTGAGTATTAACTGCTTTTTTAGTTTCGGCACGTTGTGCTTCTACTTTTTTAGTTTTAGCTCGTACAGTTTTAATTTTATTTTGGTTTTCTTTAACCTTTTTATCGTGCTCTTTTTTCTTTTGTGTAGAAGCTATTGCAGCGGCACCTCCTAATACTGCGAATAGCCCTAATATCCATTTCCAAATTTTCATGATTAAAATTTTACTATGTTTAATATTTGTTCGATTCGTTCTTCCGTAGAACCTTTAATTGTTGTATAAAAACGACGATGTTTTTTTAATAAATTTTGTATACATACGTCAATTTCATTTCTATATTCTAAATTAGTTTCTCTTACACCATTATCTTCCATATCCATACCTTCTGGAGAGATATAAAACATATAATCATATTGATAGATAAAACGTTTAGCATATTCCTCAAAAGCATCCCCATCTATTATACTAGTTTTTTTAGCACATTTAGTAAATGCCATAACATCTATAATAGTTCTATCTGTAACTATATTAGGCTGCATTAACTCACTTACACGTTCAGCGAGAAATATTGTTTGCCCCTCTATAGTTGTTTCATGATTAAGAGGTATGCCTAAAGAATTAAGATATGCACTGCGTTCGGTAGCAAATTTATAATTTTTTAATTCAGGGATTTCCTGAAGTGCTTTTACTAATGTAGTTTTACCTACACTCATTGTTCCACAAAAACCTATTTTCATTATCCTGCGTTTCTTCCTTTAAATCTTGGGTCTTTATACCAGGGCAAACCCTTACCACTACGTTTTCTATCTTTCCACTCTTCTTCTGAATATTGGATACCATAAATATAATATTCTCTTTTACGTTTATCACCCCCAGGTATAAGAGCTGGACCATCCCAATTATGAAGTTTATTATCCCATATATAAGCTATAGTACCATCTGGTGAAACTAATTTTCTAGATTTAGGGAAATCTTCTACACCACGAAGTCTATTTTGTTCTTCAATAGCCCGAGCTTCTTTAAATTTTTTATTTTCTTTACTCATTATTTATAACTTCTAACTTCGTCTAAAATATCTAATTTTCTAACCTTTAAAATTGATTCTGCAACATATGTACCTTGTGCCCCACTTACTGTAATACCCCTTGCTGAGAGAGCATCGCCTACAAAGTGGACATTTGGTACTGTTTTAAGTGATAGGTTATTATAATCTACAAGTGGTTCTGGTGATAGATATTTTACTTCGGGCATATAAACACCCCAATCATTACCTAATGTAGGGAATACTTTGGTCATATCTTCAATAAAATCCTCAATATAAACAGCATTATTACCAATAGCATCATATAATGGATCTAAACTATTCACAATTTCAGTTTTAACATACTCACCCTCACTTGTTTTAGATGGTACTCTATGGCTAGGCGAGTAATAAGTACCTGTACCATTAACTTGAAGTTTTTTAACTGCTTCACGTGACCAATCAAATGGTTTATCTATACCTCTAATCTCCATTAAAATGCCAAAATTAGTCATATCATTGCGATATGCTTTATCCTTTTTAGCATGGCCGTTATAGCTGTGATCACCATATGTTTCTTCTACAGCTACATAAGCAGCATTATTATTAGTACAGAACGACCTTAATGATACACCTTTATCTTCAAACTTACGGTATAATTTAAAATCGTAACTAATATCAATTAGTTTTTGGAAGTGTTTTTGTGGTGCTTCAAAACGTACACCAATTTGTACTGGTTTTGCTTCAGTTGGTAATTCATAATGTTCTGCTAAACGCTTACCAAAATCAATACCCGACTTACCTACACCAAAAATTAAACGATTATAACCAAGAGTACCTCCACCTTTACGATCTTTATTAACATATTCAAAGGCAACTCTATTATCTTCAAAAAATACCTTAGATACTTTAGTATTCCAATGGAAATTAACACCCTTATCACATAAGAAATCATACCAATTCTTACCAATTTCATGGAGGTAATCAGTACCTACGTGCCATACTGGAAATAAACGTAGCCCAAAATATGGTTTAATAAAATCAGGTTCTGCAACCGGATTTGAACATTGTACCGCTTCTGGTTTAGGATGGAATCGTTTAAAATTCTCAATTACTTCGCTAAATAACGACATAGCTTTGTCTTCACCACAATATTTGGACATATGCCCCCCAATTGAAGTATGATACGTTAACTTACCGTCACTCCAACCTCCTGCGCCCATAAACCCAGTCATTACTTCTTCTGGTTTACGCTTATATGGATCATTACCCATATCAATAATGGTAATCAAATCACCAGGATAACCATTATCTACTAATTTAGTTGCAGCGTTTACGCCCGCTACACCGGCTCCGATTATTACTATTTTTTCCATTGCTTAATCTTAACTATTAAATATACGAAAATAAAGTGTGGCCTCCAAATGGAGGCCACAGCTCTCAGTTCTAATTTTTTCGACTGGCTATGAATCAGTCTATACGTTGTTACATATATTATTCTTGTTGATACTTAAAATTATCTTCAAAATCTCTCATTAATAAATTTCCTTGTAAATATGCTTCTTTTTCCATTTTGCGAAGATGTTCGTCGTTTTGGGCATATTGGGGATCGCTTGAGTCCCCTAAGTGTAAATCACCCCTTTCATTTTGAACGTGGTGGATTAATTCATGAGCAAATGATCTAAGTATATCTTTAGGATGACGTCCTGTAATATATAATACTATTTTTAATTCAGAAGGATCATAATAAGCAGTACGACCTAAAGTCATTGCCCCATTTTCGGCATCTTTGCGGAGTATTACTATGGGGGTGTTTCGGATATTGAATTTTTTACACCCGTCCTTATAAATACCCATTAGGGCTTGTTTAAATTCTGGATTATTATTCATTATACTTCGGGTTCATCTACTGGTTCGTCTGCGGGTTCTGCAGCAGGTGTGTCTGGTTCAGCTGCTGATATATCTGTTTCAGTTTCTTCATCGTCTTTTTTAATGCTACCTTTTTGCATTAATTTTTCAAGCTCATATTTTGCGCCCTTAATGTCATCTGTTCTATCTAAATCAAATAAAATACGATTAATATCAGCTTGCATATATTCACCATTATCAATTAAATTAAATGATTGGCCATTGTCTAAAAAACATTTAAAAACTGGTTTTGGTGCTTTAATAATTTTAACATCAACTACAGCTGAAGGAGGAATACCTAAAGTATCTTGTCCTAAAGCACTATGTGCCCCAGGAGATAATTGGCGAAGTTGATATTCACGTTCCTCTCTTATTATTTGACGTATTTTACGTCTTAGCCGTTGTTCAGTTAATTTATTCATTTATTAGATACTATATCTGGTTTTCTACCTTGTGCTGATCTTTTTTTACCTTTACCTGGTCTAAAATCTTTTTTCTGTTTACCTCCTACTCCTTTTATTTGTCCTTTACATACTTTAACTGCTCTAGCCATTAAAAACGGATTATGTTTTTCACCTTGTCGTTTTCTTTTAGCTATATAAGCATATCCTCTTTTACATAGTGCTTCTTCTAAATATTGTCTAATATATTCTCTAATTAAGGGTTGCATTACATAAAATCACTTCTAGGGACATGTCCTACACCACCAGGACCAAAGTAACTATATAGCATATCACCATCATCAGTTAATTGATCTAATTCATCATCAGTTAATTTAGTACCATCCATAAATTCGGCATAAGTAAACATATTGTCTTCACCTTCTAAACTTCTAGGATCAACTTTTTTACCACTAATCATTGCTTCATTTACATTTTTAGTGCGTTGATAATCTAAATAATGGTAAACTGAAGACATATAATCAGAAGCTTTAGTTAGTTTAGCTTGGACCCATGACTCTAATTGTGTTTCATCATCAATCATATCACATAATGCTTTAGCATAATTTTTCATTTTAAGCATTTGTGATTTTGCCATTCCCCCCTCATAATCCATATTATCAGGACCTAAAAAGTTTGCTGTACGTTTAGGTGGTTCTGGAAGGGCTAGTTGTGTATCTTGAGGGACATCAGCTTCTTTAAATATAAGTGTAGTACCATCGATTTTAACTTCACCTTTATTATGAAGTTTAGCCATTAATTTTTTAGTAAGTTTGATTACATCTTCTTTAGACTTACCTTCCATCATGTGTTTTTGAATAAGGTGTTTTAAATCAACTTTAAATTGGGTATCAGGATCTATTTTAATATCATCCTTATCTTTATCTTTAGGAGCCTTATAGTTAAATTCTTCTTTTTTATCTTCTTTCATATCAGCTCGTGTAATAGGCTTACCAGATGGGTCTACTAAAGTTTTGCCTCCGGTTCCTTTAATTTGTTCTTTACTTTTAAGATTATTATTTTGTTTCATAATAGCTTCTTTTTCTTCTTTAGAAATAGAGGTTTTATCTAAAAAATCAAAAAATTCTTTTTCTTTTTTTTTATCTCCTTTAAAAGGACTTTCCTTCCCTGCTTCTAAATCCTTGATAGTGTTTTTTAAAAACGTTTTTTTATCATCAGGGATATCAGGTATATCAATAAGTTTATCAAGGGCATCTATAACTCCTGTAAGTTTAATTTTTTCTGAAGAGGTAAGTTTACTTAATCCCCTAGCTATAAATCCTCCTACGGCATCTAATCCTTTTAAAGCAACATTTTCATCCATAGGGGTAGAATCATCAAACTCTCCCGTATCTAAAAATATTAATCTTTTAGTTAATAGATTTTGAATAGAATCTTTTTGAGCTGGTTCTGCTTGTTCATATTCGGCTTTTAAACGTTGTACTACTTTATCGTTTGAATTAAGTTTACCTATTAATAATAAACTTGCAAGCATAGCAGCACCACCTAAAGCATTAGATAACTTACCTTCTTCAAGATCTTCTTTTTTAATGGTTTTTTTAGACTTTAAAAGAGCTTTAGCTATTGCCTTTCTTTTATTAGCTAAGTACTTATCAGTACTATTTACTTTTCCATCATTATTAATGTCATCGTCTTCTTTACCAACAGGGTCTAATTTTTTTTCACCAATGTTTACAACATCATCCTTATCTAATGATTCAGGATCAGGTGGCATGGCACCTTTTTTTATATTATATACTGCTTCGTCTAAAAAATCCATGTTATTATATTATTTTAAAGGACAAGCTGTTACTTTATTTGCCCAAACACCTGCTGCGACTAGGAAACCTAAGCCCCACCAAACATTAACTCCAAATAAACAACCAGCTCCTACCGCTAATACATATCCTCCATAACACTTTATATAGCACTTAATTTTATCTAGTAAACCAGATTCTTTAGCGTCAGTATAAGCGTCTAAAATTTTATCATCAACGTCTGTTTTTTCTAAGGCCTCTTTTATTTTGCCTAATAACTTTTCATCAACTTCAGTTTTATCAAGAAGTTTTTTAATTTGGGTTTTTGCATTTACTTTTCTTGCCATAATTATTTTTTCTTTTTAAAGCTAACTTTAGCTTTTTTAGTATTTCTAACAAATTGTTTTCCTTTTTTACTACCTCTAACTTTTTTTCTAGCTGTAGCTCTGCGTTGGGCTTTAGTAAGTGATTTTGCTTTAGCTCTAGGTAAGCAACGTTGTGTTGCTTTACCCTTAGGCATTGTACCACACTTACCTGCTATATTTCCCTGGGTATCAATACGAACCCAATTTTCTCTTTTAAACCAGTTTCTTAAACTTTCATCTATATTAGCCTCTTCAACATTATATTCTGCAATTATCGCAAAATGAGGATCATTAAATAATTCTTCTAAATGATTTAATACTTGTGGTTTAAGTTGGTTATATAGGGATTCATTTTTATAAGATTTTTTTCTTTTACCTCCTGCACCTTTAATTTGTCCTTTGCATACTTTTACAGCGCGTCCAGATAGATATGCAGATGATTTTTCTCCCGCTCTTTTACGAGCAGCTATGTAAGCTTTACCACGTTTACATAATTCTTCGTAAACTAAATCTTCAATTAACTCATTAATAACAGCATTAGTTTTAAGACTTTCACATTGGCCTTTTTTACCACAACCACAGTCTGTTTCGGCTATTTTTTTAGCACGTTTAGTAGCAGTAGCATACATAACGGCTTTAGCATCTTTACCATAGCGTTTTTTAAAGTCAGCCTTAGCTCCCTTTAAATCTTTTACTATACGCTCTTTAGCTTTAGCTTCAGGTTTTGTTAGTTTGCGTTCTTGCATGTTTATAGATACTAATCATTAAAGGACCGTCTCCTTTTATAAGACGATGCCATTGATGTCTCTCAATAAATATAGGCTTATTTAAAGAAACGGGTAATTGATCTTCAAATTGAAATTGCCAATTAGTTTTATTAAGAACTGTAATGGTTCTATCCTCATCATCCATATGCCATTTTAGGGCTTCTGGTTTAGTTAAAGTAGAAAACAGACGACTTGTTGTGCCGTCCGCTTCTATTATATCAGTATAGGGTTTACCAGAAAGTTGAGGCAGGTGTTGCAAGACCCAACTGCTTATGATATCTAGGAAGGTTGCAACTCCAGTAACTAGCTTTAGTCCTATCTTTTTTATTTTTACAATCATGTCTTTTTGCAAATGCTTGTGATGCTTCTTTATTTCCTAATTTTGCTTTTAAACCACCTGAACCAAATGTAACTTTTTTAACTTTTTTAGTTCTAGGGTCTCTTACATAAACATAATATGCCTTAGGACCCCCTCGTTTTGGTTTATTTAATGGTGGGTTTTTCTTTTTTGGTTTTTTAGCTTCAGTAAACGGAAGACCAGTAAACGAAGGGCGTTCACTATTTGGTTTAACATTTCCTTGACGATCAACTATATACTCCATACCATTAGTAGCAACAATGATTTCACCGTCCTCTATACCATATCCTTCTACTTCTCCACCCATTTTATCGGCTACTATTTTAGCTAAAGATTCCATTTCATCTGAGTAAGTAAACCTACCAAACTCATCATCAGGACCATATGCCCAAGGGTGTTTAGATACAAATGGACCACTACTACTTTCCATAATATATGGCAAATCAAGGGGTACTAATTTACCCCCATACATTCCTTGACGACCAGCATCTGTGTGCATGTAGTATTCATCTGCTTCAGATAATTGCATTTTACCAGCTTCCCATAGTTTTCGGGTTTCTGCGAATAATTTAACATGGGCGTTAGAGCTAATTCTAAAAATTGACTCACCTAATGGGATTTTATTATCTAAATGGTATTGTAAATTTTCAGATACTTTAACTCCTTCATTAAGTTTAGTACCATTACAATCATCACAACCACAATCACAATCGGGTTTGCCGAATAAAAGTTCTCGCAATTTAATCATTTTCTTCTAGTTTTTCTTTAAATTCTGAAACTGCTTCTTTAATTTCTTTAGTAAGTTTTTCTTTATCTACCCCTCCTTTCCATCTTTCTACTTCACCTCTTTCAGATACATATTGAGTATTTGATGTATTTATAGCTTCTAAAAGATATGTTTCATAATCGTTTACCATATCTTTAGCATTATCTATCATCATTTTACGCTCATACTCTTCATATTTACCTTCACGTTTTAATTTAGCTTCCATTTCAACTACACAATCAAAACATGTCTTATGTATTTTATACATTTTAGCATCTAAACGCTTTTTCATTAAAGAGCCACAATTAGGGCAGAATAAAGGCAAAATAGCTTCTTTTTTAACTCTATCAAGTTTAGTATAAGTTTGTTTTATACCATCTTTAATAGTCCATCTTTTACCCCCTTCTTCCCAGATATCTCCTTCTTTATAATCTTTTTTTTTTGCAGTATAACCAACTTGCAACTCAGCAGATTCGCCTGTTTTACCTTTAATAAGGTTACGCATACGTTCTACATCTTTTCTTTTAAATTCTTTATTTAGCATAACTTTTAACTTACATCAAATTCTGTGGCCCTTATTTCAACGCCATATTTTTCAAAAAACTCTCTTGCTTGGGCTCCTCTTCCAGCACCTACAGCATCATAAAATTCAAATAATCCTCTTTCACCACCATCAAGGTTTATTTGTTGTGGTCTAGATCCACCATCATCTACAAATAAATAGCCTCTATAAATGCGATCTGACATTCCTACATAGGCTATACTAATACTAACAAGTTTACCATTTACACGGTCACCTTGTTTTATCATAATATCATTACCTACAATGTCGATTTCAATGTTACGACTAATAGTAATTTCGTTTAATATATCTTTTAATTTCATTTTTTCTGAAAATCTGAGGATACACCTCCGGTTATAAATTTACCTGTAACTTTAAATGGTCTAGGTGAAATTTTATCATCACGTATAACTACACCTTCGTGATCATTAACAGAACCCATAGGTGAATCTAACACA